AATTCAGGTCGACGTAATTCACGACTTTGCACAAGAGCTCATGTCGGATCTTCTTGCTGCAAGACAAGCGGATGCTGAGTCAAGCGACAAGTGAGCGCTTAACCAAGCGCATTCAGTCTGGCCCCGATCTCAACAAAGCTACGCCAGAGTGGCGTGGTGCACTTAAAGCTCGAACCAAGTGGTTGTCTATTGCCAATGATCATCAAATCACGCCAAGTGGTGACTGGTGGTCGATCTGGTTACTCTTGGCAGGTCGAGGGGCCGGTAAGACACGCTGCGCTGCTGAGTGGGTGTGGTGGGAGGCTTGGACTCAACCTAACACGCGTTGGCTAGTCTCAGCGCCTACAAGTGGCGATGTGCGTGATGTCTGCTTTGAGGGCGAGTCCGGACTGCTTAACGTAGTGCCTAACATTCTCATTAAGGATTACATCAAGTCGCTACATGAGATCAAACTCGTGAATGGGAGCATGATCAAAGGGATCGCAGCGTCTGAGCCTGATCGCTTTCGAGGTCCGCAGTTCCATGGTGGCTGGCTTGACGAGCTCGCAGCCTGGGATTACCTTGACGACGCTTGGGACATGCTGCAATTCGGCATGCGACTTGGCCAACACCCAAAGCTGCTATGCACTACGACTCCTAAGCCTAAGCCCTTGATAGTGGATCTCGTGAATCGCGATGGTGATGATGTATGTTACACCACAGCAACCACGTTCGACAACATTCAGAACCTTGCTCCTAACTTCCAGAAGCAGATTATGCAATACGAGGGTACGAAAATAGGGCGCCAAGAGATCTACGCCGAGATCATCGACCCCGAAGAGTCTGGTATCGTGAAACGTGAATGGTTTAAGCTTTGGCCACATGAGAAGCCGCTACCTAAGTTTCAATTTGTGGTGCAAAGCTATGACTGCGCCACATCTGACAAGACTAAGAACGACCCAACTGCTTGCGTCGTGTTTGGCATCTTCAAACCTAGCGACGATAAGCCTTTGTCAGCCATGGTCATTGACTGCTGGGAAGAGCACCTGCAATACCCTGACCTGCGACCTCGTGTTGTGGAAGAAGCTACGTCAATCTACGGCGACGACAATGAATTCGGCAATGGAAAGAAGGTCGATCTAATCTTGATCGAGGATAAGAGCGCCGGTATCTCCCTCATCCAAGACTTGCAACGTGCTGGCCTAAACGTAAGAGCGTATAACCCAGGCATGGCAGACAAGACACAACGTCTCAACTTGGTTGCGCCTATCATCCAACGCGGCTTGATCTACGTGCCTGAGTCCAGTGTGCGTGAAGGCGCAGCACGAGATTGGGTAGAGCCGCTCATCAGCCAGCTATGCGCCTTCCCCGAGGTACGACATGACGACTTGGTGG